AGGCGGTCTACGACCCGTTCGTCGGCTCCGGCACCACCATCATCGCCGCCGAGATGACCGGCCGCGCCTGCCATGCGCTGGAGATTGATCCGGCCTATTGCGACGTCACCATTGAGCGCTGGCAGAACTTCACTGGCGAGAAGGCGGAACGGATGCCAGCACATGAAGCTGCCGCGTGATGCCGACTATTGCTATGCGCGAATTGTCCGCGCCGAGGATTATCTTCGGATGGGCTGGATGATTGTCGGTGAACTCGGGCCGACGCACGGCGTTTGGTCGGTGCTGGCGATCTGGCTGTGCGAGTGTCGGCCGGCACGCATGCCGCGGGAGGCTTAATGGCTCAATACAACAAACACGAACCGACCGAGAAGGACCGCAAGACCGTCGAGTCGATGTCGGGGCATGGCATTCCGGAAGACGATATTGCGCGGGTGCTCGGCATCGCGCGGATGACCCTGCGCAAGTGGTATTCCGAGGAACTGGCAACCGGCCACATCAAGGCGAATTCGATGGTTGCGCAGAGCCTGTACCAGAAGGCGATGGGCAACGGCCAGGGCTCCGTGACCGCCTGTATTTTCTGGCTCAAGGTCCGGGCCAACTGGGTCGAACCGCGACCTTGGGAAGACCAGGGGCCGGGCAAGAAGGAACAGTTGCAGACGGCGGCGGCCACGGCGGGCGGCACGGCGACCGAATGGGCCGACGATTTGGGGGTTGGGCAAGTTAACTGATGCTCACGACATCCTGGGACACCTCCTGCCGGGGCTGGGAATCCCGCATCCTTTCCGGCTGCTCGCTGGTTCCGGAATTACCGTTGTTCGAGGCCGAGGCAGCCAGGGCGCTGCGGGTATTCAAGCGGCTGCGGCTGCCGGATGTGATCGGCACGCCGACGCTGGGCGAGGTCTGTGGCCCGTGGTTCTTCCCGATCGTGGCGGCGCTGTTCGGGTCGTACGACCCGGCGACCAATGTCCGGCACATTTCGGAAGTCTTCCAGCTAATTCCGAAAGGCAACAGCAAATCGTCCAACGGCGGCGCGGTGATGTTGACAGCGCTGATTGTCAATCGAAGACCCGAATCGGAATATCTTTTCATCGCGCCCACCATCGAGATTGCGTCGATCGCCTACAAGCAAGCCAAGGGCACGATCCGGCTCGACCCTGAGCTAACCAAACTGTTCCAGGTGCAGGATCACCTCAAGAAGATCACGCACCGGGTTAGCGGCGCGACGTTGCAGATCAAGGCAGCCGACACCGACACGATCACCGGAAGCAAGGCGACCGGGACCATGATCGACGAGACCCATCAGTTTGCCAGGAAGAACAACGCCGCCGAAGTGTTCATCGAGTTACGCGGCGCACTGACCAAGCGGCCGGACGGGTTCCTATTTCAAACGACCACGCAATCGAAGCAGCCGCCGGTCGGGGTGTTCGCCTCGGAGTTGGCGATGGCGAGAGCGGTGCGCGACGGCAAGCACCGACTACCGCTATTGCCGGTGCTGTACGAACTGCCGGATAGTATGACCCGCGACGACGGCTGGAAAAATCCGGAGTTGTGGCCGCTGGTCAATCCGAACCTCGGGCGCTCGACAAACGCCGACTTCCTAGCGCGCGAGGTAATGCGGGCCGAGGCTGACGGGCCTGCCGCGGTGGCGCTGATTGCGAGCCAGCATTTTAACGTGCAGATCGGCATGAGCCTGCGGGCCGATGGCTGGGCCGGCGCCAACTACTGGAGCCGCGGCGTCGAGGCGGGGCTTTCGCTGGATGATGTGCTGGCGCGATCCGAGGCCGTGGTGGTCGGGATTGATGGCGGTGGGCTGGACGATCTTTTGGGCATCGCTGTGCTCGGCCGCGAGAAGGACACCAAGACGCACCTAGCCTGGACGCACGCTCTCATTTCCCCGGAGGGGCTTGAGCGGCGCAAGGCCAATCAAGGGTTCTACGACCGCTTCCAGGCCGACGGCGATCTGACGGTGGTTGCGGAATTGCCGGACGATATTTCGTTCGTCATCGATGTCGTGGAGAAAGTTAAGGCGACCAAGAAGCTCGCCGGGGTCGGCGTGGACGCAATCGGGATCGGCGGCATCGTCGATGCGCTGGCCAGGATAGGCGTCACGCAGGAGAACAACCTGCTCGCCGGCGTGCGGCAGGGCATCTCGCTGATGGGCGCCATCAAGACCGTCGAGCGCAAGCTGGTCGACGGCTCGTTCAAGCACAACGGCTCGGCGCTAATGGCCTGGTGCGCCGGCAATGCGCGGATTGTACCGACGCCGACCGGGATGCGGGTCGCAAGAGACGATAGCGGCTTTGGCAAGATTGACCCGCTGATGGCGCTGTTCAACGCCGCGGCGCTGATGGCACTGAACCCGGTGCCGGTGAAGAAGCCGGAATATCAATTGTTTTTCGCCTGAGGATCACCCCCATGTTGAACCGGGCCTACAGCCTGCTTGAGATCAAGCGGGTGGACGAAGACGCGCGCGAGATCACCGGCATGGCCTCGACGCCGACGCCGGATCGCTTGCAGGATGTTGTCGAGCCGACCGGGGCGCAGTTCAAGCTGCCTCTGCCGCTGCTGTGGCAGCACGATTCGAGCCAGCCGATCGGTCATGTCACGCATGCCAAGGTCGGCAAGGCCGGCATCGAGATTGTCGCCAGGATCGCCAAGGGTGTGACGGCCGAGATCGACCGCGCCTGGTCGTTGATCAAGGCCGGCCTCGTTCCTGGCCTCTCGATCGGCTTCAAGCCAATCGAGCATGAATTCATCAAGGAGACCAAGGGAATCCGTTTCATCAAATGGGATTTCCTGGAGCTGTCGGCGGTGACCATTCCGGCCAACAGTGAATGCACCATCGCCACCGTGAAATCGATCGACACTGCGCAGCGGGCCGCGTCAGGCCCAAAAGCTCGCGGTGTCGTCCGACTACTGGACCCACCGGGCGCCTCCGGCTCATTGAAACTCAAAGCCCAGGAGGGCACCCAAATGAAAACGATAGCAGAGCAGATTACCGCGCTGGAAAACAAGCGTGCGGCCAGTGCCACGCGCATGGAAGCGGTGATGCAAAAGAGCCTCGACGAGGATCGCACCTCGGACGTGGCCGAGCAGGACGAGTTTGACAATCTCGAATCCGAGGTTTCGGCCATCGACAAGGACCTGGTGCGGCTGCGTGCGGTCGAGCGGGCCAGGGCGTATGCGGCCAAGCCGGTGGTCAAGGCCGACACGGCGCACGAAGGCACGGTACAGCGCGGCGGCTCGATCGTCGTCAAGCCGCAGCCGAGGCTGGAGCCGGGACAACTCTTTGCTCAGAAGGTCAAGTGCATGGCGCTGTCGCAGAAGGTGTTTCGTCCCGCAGCCGATATCGCTGCGGAAATGTACGGTCCCGACAGCGACGTCGTTGGCGAGTTCAAAACGGCGGTGCCGGCCGGCTCGACGATCACAGGTAACTGGGCAGCCAATTTGGCTGTTGTTGACACTGCGGCGGCTGCCGCTTTCTTGGAATATCTGCGGCCGATGACCATCCTCGGCCGCTTCGGCGTTGGCGGCGTCCCGGCATTGCGATCAGTGCCGTTCAATACGCCGCTGATCACGCAGACTGGCGGCGGTGCCGGCTACTGGGTCGGCGAGGGGAAAGCCAAGCCCTTAACCTCGCTTAACTTCGCACGCGCGACGCTACCCCCGCTCAAGGTCGCCAATATCTGTGCCCTGACGGACGAGTCGATCCGCTTCAGCAATCCGAAGTCGGACCTTATCGTTCGCGACAGTCTGGCGGCGGCGTTGCGGGAACGGCTGGATATCGATTTCATCAATCCAGCGAAGACGGCGAGCACTGGCGTCTCACCGGCTTCGATCACCAACGGCGCCGCGACGGTGGTGTCGTCGGGCGACACCGCCGACGATATCCGGCTCGACATCCGGTCGCTCTATGCCAAATTCTCCGCGGCTAATAATCCGGTATCGAGCGGCGTCTGGATCATGTCATCGAACAATGCGGTGGCATTGGCGATGATGACTAACCCGCTGGGACAGGCTGAGTTCAACGGCATGACCATGACCGGCGGCACACTCAACGGCATGCCGGTGATCGCCAGCGATTACATCACCAAGGCGATGAACATCGTCGTGCTGGTCAACGCCTCCGACATCTTCGTGGCGGATGACGGCGACATCGCAATCGATGCCAGCCGCGAGGCTTCGCTCGAAATGTCGGATGCGCCTACGGGCGACTCCATCACGCCGACCGGCACCTCGTTGGTCAGCATGTTCCAGACCAACACCGTGGCAATTCGGGCCGAACGCATCATCAACTGGATACGCGGACGGTCGCAATCGGTTGCTTATCTGACCAGTGCGGACTGGGGCGGCCCGGTTCACACGGCGTAATCCTGACCTCGGGGGCGGGCATTCTTCCCGCCCCCACCTTTTTGCGGAGAAGGTTGCTCAATGGCCAAGACCATCACCCGATTGAATGTATACATCGGCTATGGCGCGTCGCTGTCGGGATCGATCGATTGCGGCGACGGCTATATCGTCGGGCTCGTCATGCCGGATGTCTGGACCCAGGCGCAGGTGTCGATCCAGGTCTCGATGAACAACACCGAATTTTTTGACCTGTTCGACTTCGACCTTGAAACCAGGACGACCGCAAAGGAAGTCGTTTTCAACGTCCCACCGCCCGGCACGATGGTGGCGATCAATCCCAACACGCTGCTGATGGCGCAGTATATCAAGCTGCGAAGCGGTACGCGGGACGCGCCGATAGACCAGGAGAAAACCTGCATGTTCACCCTTCTCACCGTCGATACCGTGTCATGACGCGCAAATTGATCGCTGAGAGAAACCACAAGTATGGCACCAGGCGGCTGGTCGCCGGCGACGAATACGAGGCGACCGACATGCACGCCAAGGTTCTGGTTGGCATCCGCAAGGCACGCTACGCGCCCTCGCTTGAGCAGGCGGCGCCGGTGAAGCATGTGGAGAAGGCCGAGACCCACGCCCAGCCGCAAGCTGTCGATCACGATCTCGATCGTCTGCGCACTGAGGCAAAACGACTTGGCATAGAGGTCGACGGCCGCTGGGGCGACATCCGGCTCCGGCATGAGATTATGCAGGCAAGGTCGGTATCGCAAGGGCGAACCGGGAAATGAG